TCATTTACCACTCCTTTATATTCTACTTCTAATGCATTAACATATGGGTTTATTTTATTTTCTGTTACACAAGATACTTCAACATATGAATTGTCGTAATAATTACTATATATTTTATTATTATTATGTTGAATATTTGTAACTAATAACCAACCGTGTAATTCTTTTTTAGAATTATTTTTAATTTTATTTAATCGCTTTTTTTGTGCTTGTTTAACTAAGTCCATCGTATAATAATTTGATATTATATTTTTAAATATAGTATCAAATAATAATTATTTAATTATTTAAAAAAAAATGTTGAAATCTGAAATTAAGCCAGTCCAATTGGGTTTATGTTGTATGAATACTACATTAAAAAAATTAAAACCAGCAGTATATGCGTCTAGAAGAATTATTGTTAGAATTGTAGATGAACGTGGGATTGAAGAATTAAAATTAAGAATAACTAAAAATCTTGAGGATATGTTAAAAATGATGGATTGGAATGAAGAAAATGGAATTAAAGTATTTCGCATGTCAAGTGAAATGTTTCTTCATAAAACAAATCCAAAGGTAGCTGATTATGATTATGACTTTGCTGTAGATTTACTTAAACAAATTGGAGAAAAATCTAAAAAATATAATCAACGATTAACATTTCATCCAGGTCAGTATAATGTATTATCTTCTTTAACAAAAAAAGCATATACTCAAACAATAAAAGATTTAACTTATCATGCTGAAGTTTTAGATCTAATGGATTTAGGTGTAGATTCAGTTATGGTTATTCATGGTGGAGGTGTATATAAAGATAAAGAAGGAACAAAAAAAAGATGGTGTGAAAATTATTTGAAGTTAGAAGATAAAGTAAGAAATCGGGTTGTTTTGGAAAATTGTGAAAAAAGTTATTCAATTATAGATTGCTTAGAAATGAATCAGATGTGTGGTGTTCCAGTGGTATTTGACACTCATCATCACGAATGCTATAAACTTTTACATCCAGATGAAGAAATTGAAGATGCTGAGAATTACATTGAAGAAATATTAAAAACTTGGGACAAAAAAAAAATTAAACCAAAATTCCATGTTTCCGAACAAGGTATTGGTAGAGTTGGAAAACACAGTGATTATATAGAAATTATTCCAGAATATTTATTAGAAATTCCAGAATTATATGGATATGAAATAGATATAATGATTGAAGCTAAGATGAAAGAACTCAGTATTCAAAAACTATATGAAAAATACCCTCAATGTAATTGTTTAAAGAAACATTGATATCTAAATTGTTAACGAGATTGGTTAAATAAATATATTATTTTTTATTATTAATATCTATTTCGCGAGTATCAGATAAATTACATTAAACTTTCATACATTTTTGTTTCTTCATTCCAAAAATCTGTAGTCATATCCATTGTTGGTAAATAATCAGGAATACCGTCAGCTCTATCAGGCATAGCAGAAGAATGTAATTGTATAATACAATATTTGTCTATTTTTATCATACCAATTCTATTTTTATCATATTTATATATAAATGACATTCTAGCTACTAATGGTTCCATATCTCCACTTCCCGGACCATCATCCCAAGTCCAAGTAATTAATGCTGAATTTAAATAAACATCATCTGAAAGTTTTTGAATTTTAAATATTGGTTCATTTATTGATCTGGCACTTAAACCTGGTAGATTTGCAAAATATACAAAATAATTTTCTATATTTTTACGACCTTTTCTTAATTGATTTGAAACTGTACCAAATAAACTAGCACAAAAATCTTCACCCGATTTACAGTCTTTTCCATCTGAATTTTTTAAACAAAATAAATTACCAATTAACTCAACTCTTCTATCATCACTCATACCACCACCAATTATATTTTCTTTTGTTACTAAATCAATCCATCTATTAGTAGCATCTGATATATCTGAAACAAAATCATTACCATTACCATTACCATTTCCATTTCCATTTCCATTTCCATTACCATTACCATTTCCATTTCCATTACCATTTCCATTACCATTACCATTTCCATTTCCATTACCATTATCATTCCATGGCCATTTACCTTGTCTGAAATCACTTTTGGAAACTTCTCTACCACTAGATAATTTATATGAAACAAAATCCTTATTATTTGTATTCAATCCCTCCTTTACTTTTGATAAACATCTAATAATATATATTATTAATATTGTTATGGCGATAATAAAAAAATATTGTAAATATTCTTTCATATCTATATTACATATTTCAAATTTCCCCATGGTTATTTATAATATATATATATATTTTAATCTTTATTAATTTCTTTTAATATATCTCCAATTTTTTGGTTATATTTTTTATGAATATTCGTTGTTTTTTGTCTAACCAATCCAATATTTTTTTTATTTTTTTTACATTTTTTCAGCATACTTGAATTAATTTCGTATTCAAGTATTTTTGATACCAATTTTTCACTAAATTTTACTTTTTTATTTAGTTTAATACTTTTAACTATAATTTCATCTAATATATTAGTAATTATTTCTTTGTTATAAATACCAATTGATTTCCAACTACCATCAATTATACCATTATTACAGACAATAAATTCATCATCTAGATTATCCATAACAATAACAATACTTTGTTAATATATTAAAGTATATTAATTCAAATTTTTTTATAACACATCTTAATATTCAAAAATAAAATAACAAACATTACGATAAACAAAATCATCATTGTTATTATAAAAAAAATAAAATATGGATAAATTTGATACATTGTATTACTAATTATAGGTTCAATTATTTCTTTATTAACTTTGTCCATATTTTTCTCTTTTTTTAATTGAATAATTGTATTATCAATTATTTTAGATACAATTATGTCAAAATTCATATATATATATATATATATATCAATTATATTAATACTATTAAACTTAATTAATTTGATATTATTTAAGAATATAAATCAATGTAATAGTAATATTAAAATAATATGGGCATCAAAGGATTAACAAAAATTATTAATAAAGAATCACCAGAATCAATTAATACTGAACAACTATATAAATTATCTGGGAAACGAGTAGCGATAGACAGTAGTTTATTTATATATAAATATCTAATGAATGTAAGGTATAATGGTAAATCATTAGAAACCGAGAATAAAAAATGTACTAGCCACATTTCGGGCATATTTTATAAAACTATATTATATTTATCATTAAATATCACACCTGTTTATATTTTTGATGGAAAACCACCTGAAGAAAAGAATGAACTAATTCAGGATAGAAAAAATAAAGCATCAAAAGCTAAAAATGAAATGAAAACTGTAAAAACGGAAGAAGAAAAACTAAAATATGAGAAACAGAGTATTCGTGTAAATAAGGATCATATAGATGATATTAAAAAGTTATTAGATTTAATGGGTGTAGAATATTTACATATGGATGGAGAAGCTGAAGCAATTGCAAGTGAATTATGTAGAATAAATTATGTTGATTATGTAGTTACAGAAGATATGGATACGATGGCTTTTGGATGTCCTAAATTAATTAGAACTTGTTTAGATAAAAGTATTAAAAGGAATGATTTCATTAGTGTCATAGATTTATCAAACATTATTAAAGATTTAAAACTATCAAATGAAAAATTTATTGAATTATGTATATTATGTGGTTGTGATTATTGTCCAAATATCCCCAGAATTGGACAAGTAAAAGCTTTATCTATTGTTAGAAATTTTGCAAGTATTGAAGAATTTATTAATAGTAAACATACATATAATATTCCTGAGAATTATTTAGATAGGTTTACAAAAGCTAAATATTTATTTACAATGTATCATGATAAATTAAATCCATCAGAATTAAATTTTGTTAAAAAAGAACAAAATATTAAAGAATTGATAAATTATTTGGTTAATGATTGTGAGATTTCAAGTAGTAGAGTTCAAAATTCAATTAAAAAGATCAATAATGTTTATAGTTAAAAAAAGAGAAGAATATTTATAAATAATATTAAATTTTTATAACTTTTTCTACATTTACTTTTGGGTTATTATTTTTTATTATTTTTTTATGATCTATTTTATGTAAACAATTGTGGGAAAAACACGCAAAATGTTTACTACAAAACATTTTATCACATTTACATTTTATTTGTTCATGTAATTTTAACTTTTTATTACAGAAATCACATTTAATTTTTTTGCTCATATTATATTATTATTTTATATTTATAATAATTAATTATTAAATCAAATTTTAAAAAAAATTAAAACCTCTAGAAGAATAATCGCTTAATTTTGTTTTATTTTTAATAATTTCTGTATTTTTACCACCATTCATATTTTTTTCTTCAATTTCTTCTTCAATTTCTTCTATTTCTTCTTCTTCTTCATCTGACTCTTCTTCTTCATCTGACTCTTCTTCTTCATCTGACTCTGAATCTTCATCTGACTCTGAATCTGAATATTCGTCTAAATCTGAATCACCATCTGAATCTCCATCTAAATCTGAATCATCATCTTCACCATTTGAATCATTTTCACCATCTGAATCATTTTCTTCGGGTAAAATATCTGGTTCTCCTTTAATTACAGTAATGACGTCTTTATATTTTCCTTTTATAGTTGAATTTATTTTTTCTTTATCTTCTTGTGTTTCTTCGGGTGTTAAATCGTTTTCTTTATTTAAAAATGTTAATTTATTATTGATTGGATCCCATGTTCCAATTAAAGAGAAATCATCAATATTTGTTACATCGTGTGTGTCTTTATGGTGTAAATATTTACCGCCTTTATAAGAAATTATTTCTTCATCATCATCTAGGTCTATATTAGATATATTATCATCTTCAGATATTTTTGTATTTTCGTGCCAATCTTTCATACCACCAGGGTATTCTAATATATTAACATAATTTGCTTCAATTAAATATTCTGCTAATTTTTCGGAAGCATTACACTTAGTATTATCACAATATGTTATAATTGGTATATCAAATATAGATAACTTTTGTTTTTTTAATAATTTAAATAATTTTGGGTAATTTTGGATATATTCATTTAATAAAGATTCAATATATTTACTTCTATCTTTTTCAGGCATATCTTCTAAAAACTTATAATATATATTATAACTATTAGGAATATGTATATTATCATATTCTTCACCTGGTAAGGCATTTAATAAGATATGTGTTTTTTTATCAACTGCTTTTTGCATTTGTTTAAAATCAATATTACACATTACAACAATTGAATTAATATTTTCATTCCAAATATTATCTTTCATCAAAAATGTATAGTGAACATGTCTAGGGTAAGTTAATCCTTTTTCATGTTCTTTATATGGTTGAGGACAATTTAATTTTAATATGGCATCACCTTTATCATCAGTTTTGACTAAACCATGATTACTATTATTACCATATGCATCTTTTTCCTGCATTATCTTTTCGGGATCTATGGACGAATGTGCTGCCCAATAAAATACCCATGTATCAGGCTTATTTGTTTTAATTGGAACATCTACATTTAATTTTGTTAATTTAGGTGATTCTGCTGTTAATTCTGTTTTTTTTGGATTATATTTCTTTTCTCTAATAACTTCAGGTAATAATGAATTATTTCCCTCATTCATAGACCATAATGGAACTTTTCTAGTATTTTGTTTAATAACTTTACAATTTAAACATGTGGAAGACATATATTATTAAATATATTAAATAAATAAATAATTACCGAGTTTAATATTCATATATAGATTTTTTATTAAATTTATTATTTAAAAAATTTAATATAATATCAGTTTTATTATTATATTCAGATGAATTATTAATACATAAAAATGTAATATTTTTATTTTCAAGAATTTTTACATTATATAGAATATCATCTATATTTGAATTTAAATCTATATACATATTAAGGTAATGATTATGTAATCTATAATCCCCATTATATAAACCATATTGATATGCCAAACCATTTGGAACTATATCATCATTACTTCTAAATTTAGATGAAGATGTATTTTTAAATTCATTGAAATATTTTTTTTTAATATCTACAAAATTACCTTTTTTTAACATAATAATTTGATGCCATTGACAAGATGGTTTGGTGAATTTATTAACTAAATTCTGAGTTTTATTCCATGCTCCAAAATAACCATTATTTACTTCTTTAATATTTTCTAAATTAAAAATACATTTTCCCTTTTTGAAATAATTCATTATTAAAAAATTATCAATAAACATGGATTTATTTGTATAATTAGTTATAAACAAATCATCATTCATATATAAATAATATTCAGATAATCCTTTTATTTTGTATATATTAGATTCAATTGAATGTGAATTAAATGTTGGTAAATCATTTATATCAAAAATATCACTATGCCTAATAATCTTAACTTTATTAATATTTAACCAACTTGGCAATCTTTGATCATCATCAACAACAATATATATATTATTAATCCATTTCATATATTTATTAACACTTCTCAATGAATATTTTAATTCATCTATGTTAAATTGCCTAACATTCTCTTCATTTATTTTAAATTTTTTTTTCTTTGTAATTATATTAGGATCTGAACCGTCAACCCAAGTATAAACTATATCTATTTTTAATAAATTAAATCTAATTATATAAAATAAAATTATTATTAAAATAATAATAATAAATATATATCTTAATTCTATCATATTATATTAATTTAGATTATTATTATTATTATTATTATTACTTAAATATTTATTAATAACAGTTTCTATAGCTGTTTCGGTAACACTATCAGCAACATTCTCTATCGTCTTAGTAACAATATACATTCTTCTAGAATATTTGTATACCATTACAGATAATGAAATCACGATAATTAGTAAAATTAAATTAGTTATAATTAATGTGTATAATAAAGTATTATTAATAGTTGTTTTCGCCATTTATATTATTAATAATATTTAAATTTATAATATATATTTAAACCCAAAATATGTATTATATATATATAGTAAAATGGGAATTCCAGTATTTTTTAAAACATGTGTAGAAGATTATAGTGATATATGTATACCTTTGGATAATAATGATAAAATTATAATAGATAATTTATATTTTGATTTAAATTGTTTAATACACCCTTGTTGTCAAGGTGAAACAAATGAAAATATAATGTTTGAAAAAATATTTGTTAAAATGAATAAAATTATTAAAGAAACAGATCCTAAAAAGATAATATTTATAGCAATTGATGGACCTTGTCCTAAACCAAAAATGGTTCAACAAAGGCTTAGGAGATTTAAATCAGCAAAAGAAAAAAAGATATGGGATACAAATGCAATAACACCTGGAACAGAATTTATGACAAATTTAGAAAATTATTTATTAAAAAAAATAAGTTATTTAAATAGTTTTAATAAAAGATTGATATTTAGTAGTTCAAATGAACCAGGTGAAGGTGAGCAAAAAATATATGATTTTATTAAAAAAAATAAAATAGATTCAAACTTGATATATGGTCTAGATGCCGATTTAATTATGTTATCTTTAATAAGTAATTCTAAAAAAATATATTTATTGAGAGAAACAACTGAATATAATATAGAGAATGTTGAATCAGAATATATCTATTTGGACATAAATAAACTTAAAAAAAGTATAATAAACAAAATAAAACCAAAATGTTATAATATTAGTAATGAAACTTTAATAAATGATTATATATTTATTTGTTTTTTCATAGGTAATGACTTTATTCAACATACACCATCAATTAATATTAGATATAATGGGTTAGAAGATTTACTAAATATATATAATGAATTATCAGATAAATATAATGGTTTATTTTATTTAACAGATATAAATAAAAAAGAAATAATAAATATGAAATATTTTAAAGAATTTATATATGAATTATCTATTAGTGAAAACATTAGATTAAAAAAAATATTAAATGTTAGGAGAAGGCAAGAAAAAAAATTTAAAAGTATTTACCATAAAAATTCAGATAAAGTTAGAGTAATGAATCATAAACCGATTGTATTTAGATCGGTAGAGAAAAAAGTGTTTTCAGATTTAGACAATTGGAGAAATAAATATTATATGGAAACTATATTTCATAAAGAATATGAAGATAAAACATTCCAAATATATGAACCCATATTAAATTTTAAAATAAAAGATATGAGTAAAACATATTTAGAATCTTTAAAATGGACTCTTCACTATTATTTGAGAGGATGTATAGCTTGGAGATATTCATATAAATATTATTATGCACCATCA